TCCGGTGGCTCTGGCCCTATTTATCTTGCTTCTTTGTTGGTTCAGCTTGCGACTCGAAACGAAAAGATTGACAAAAACGAAGGAGAAGAAGCAATAGCAGTAGCTCACAACGTAAGCGGTGTTACTCTGTCAGCAATGACAGTAAAGAACCGTTTTGCACCTCCTTTCTTAAAAGCTGAGCTTTATAACAACTTCCGTACCGGGTTAAGTCGTTATGCAGGTTTAGCTGACATGGCTATTGCGTTTGGAGTAATTCAGCAAACTGGTTCTACGTTTCAGTTCAATGGAGAAAAGATCGGTTATAGAAAGACTTGGGAAAATGACACTGAGTTTTGGGATACTAAAGTTATACCTCTATTAGAAGAGACCTTAAAAGAAAAGGTTCGATATGGTGGGGCTCTCGATCAGATACCTGATTCAGAGCCGGTAGAAAAAACTGAATCATCAGAATAAACAAAAAAGCTAAGGGAAACCTTAGCTTTTTTTATTTTATATATTATAATAATAAAGTGAAGAATAAACTTCAAGTAAACGCAGAATATTTTGAAAACATTGTTGCACATCAATGTTTATTTAACTCTTACTATGTATCTTTAGTATTAGACCATTTATCACCGGAGAACTTTAAAAACGCTGGTAATAAACTTGTAGTGAGTATTGTCAAAGACTTTTACAATAAGCGTAAAGCACTACCTACTATTACCGAGATTAAAACCTATCTCAGTAAAGAAGAAGATCTAAAACTATTTAAAGATACAGTTACTACCTACAAGCAATATGATACCACTCTTAATATGGATGAGCTTATTGCTAATACTGAGACGTTTTTTAAAGAAAAGAACGTTTATAATACGGTACTGAAGATAGTAGATGATGTAACGAATGATAAAGCTGATTATGGTAAGTTCTTAAAGATGTTTGAAAAGGCGTGTAATGTAACGCTTATTAACGACATTGGTTTAGATTTTTACGGTCAATATCAAAAAATTATTGATGAGCTTGGTACGCCTAATGAAACTATACCTACAGGTTGGAACTTCATCGACGATAAAATTGGTGGTGGTTTAGCTAAAAGAGGTAGAGCTCTTTATCTATTCCTGGGACCAACTAATATTGGTAAATCTATCTTTTTAGGTAATATAGCTTCTAATATGGCAGAACGTGGTTTAACTACCGTTCTTATTTCATTAGAAATGCCTGAAATGATGTATGCTAAACGCATTAGTTCACATCTATCAAAAATACCTATTAAAGATATCCAGCAACAGATAAAACCATTAGAAACATATTTTCAAGAAGTATCAGTACAACGTAAGCAAAAGCTTATCATTAAGGAGTTCCCACCGAAATCCATTACTATAGGTGGTATTAGAGCCTATCTTGAGTCTTTAGTAAAGACCGGGATAAAACCGGATATACTCGTTATAGACTATCTTGGACTGATAAAGGCGAGTAGCGGTGATAACTCTTATGAACAAGGTAAAAATACTGCAGAAGAATTAAGAGCTCTTTCATATTTCTTTAGTATTCCTATAGTAAGTGCAATTCAAACTAACCGTGAAGGTATGGAGAAACCAAGTCTGGATACCGTAAGCGAATCTTTAGGTGTAGCGTTTACAGCAGACGTTGTTTGGTCTATTCATCAAGATGAAGGTGATCAGGATTTAGGCATTATAAAAGTAGGTGGTATTAAAAATCGTGTAGGACCTAAACACGGAGCAACAGCTATGAGAATAGATTATAATACTCTTTCGCTTTCTGAAGAAAAAGACTATATAGGACTTGCCAATAATAACAGCGATTCTGATGTTATGTCAAGCTTGGAAAGAAAGCTTGAAAATATGGCCAAGTAAGTTAAATAAGTCTTATGAGTGCCAAGAACATATACATTTTTACAGACATCGATTTAGATGGCTCCGTGAGTTTATTGGCACTACATTGGGGTCTTAATGCAAATATTGGCGACCTAAAATACAAAGCTACCACAGTCAGTAATTTAAGAAGAGAAATATTACGGTGGTTAGAAGAAGATAATTTCAGTAACTACGATAAAGTTTACTTTTTAGATCTTGATACAAGTAATTGTGCAGATCTTATTGACAAAGCTAATGTAGAGATTATTGACCATCATCTAACGCACGTAAACGCAAAAGATGTTTATAAGAACGCGACTGTTAATGTGGTTGAAGAAACTTCTTGTGCTAAAAAACTATATAAATATCTTAAGACAAGTTACCCTGGTTTTGAAAAGAAACTTTCTACAGAGCAAAAGCTTTTAATTGCGTTAGCGGATGATTACGACAGCTATCAATTTAAAATAAACGAATCTTATAATTTAAATTGCTTATTAACCAACACACAAAAAACCTTAGACAAAACCCGTACTGATAAATTTGTTGAACGTTTTTATAACGGTTTTAGTGGTTTTAATAAACAAGAGCTTAATATCATTAAAGAATATATTAATGGTAGAGATAACACTATAAAGAACTTACAGGTGTTTTCAGGTAACGTGAATATTAGTAAGCAAAATGTTAAGGTTACAGGTACAACCGGTACAAAGTATGTTAATGATATTTGCGACCATTTAATTAAAGAATATGATTCAGATATTGTATTTTTCGTTAATACTAATAACTCACATGTATCTTTTAGAAAGAAAAAAGAATGTAGTATAGATATGTCAAAGCTTGCTATTAAGCTATGCGAAGGTGGTGGTCACGAGTATGCCGCTGGTGGTAAAATTACAGATACATTTATGGAATTTGTTAAACAATTAACCCCAGTGGAGAATCAATAATGTCTGGAGTAATTGGTGCATTAGAATCCGCAGTTTTAGAAAACCCACTTGACTCTTTAATTGAAGAAGAGGTAGAAGCAGAGCTAATTAAGTTTAGCTCGTTTTGTTCCATTATACACAATAAAAAACTTAACAATGTGGCTGTGTTTTCATTGATTGTTAAGAACAAAATATACAAAAAAGTTTACATGCGGATGTTACAGGTTGACAACGAGAAAGAAGCTATTTTAATATTTTTAAAGTATAATTCTAACCTTTGCCGTAGCAAAGTTGTGAGAGAGGTACTACAATCGTAGTACTAATGAACGTTCCGGAAATTTATAATACATATTTAAGCGTTTCGCGTGGCTCTTTAAACAAGCCTTGGAAAGCACGTAAAGACTTTAATGATTTTGACAAAACCCCGGATGGTGTTATTTGTAAGCGTTTGGAATTATTCTTTAAGAAATTTCCTCAAATAGATCCAAGAGACTATTTTAAAGCACCTTATATTGTTTATAAAGATGAAGAGCATTTTCCGCTAAATTTTTACACTACACAAAAAGCTATAGCTATTTATACTACAGTAGAAAAGCAAAAGAAAGAAGAATTACCGGATACGGAAAGTCAAATTGAAGACATTAAAAAGACTTTAAAACATATTGCCGGTACTTGCCTTCGCCAGAAAACTACACTTACTGATTACTGTAGAGCGAAAGAAGGATATACATATAGAATATTTAACGAATATAATAACAAACTTATTAACATTTATGTACTGATTAAGTTGCCTTTCTTTGAAAACCAGCTAAACTCTCTTAACCCTCAAGATAAGTTACTTTACTTGAAAGATGCTGCAAATAACATCCAGAAATACAAGATGCGATTGAACTCATCCATTAGAGCAAAGAAACTTATTGACGAAGGTCTCAAACTAATAACAAATACAACTAATACTATTGATAAAACTAAAAACTAAACTAAAATCACAACACAATTATGAAACCTACGTTTAATTCAAATATGTTCGAAAGCATTAAAAGCGCTCTCGACTCAGCTAAGACAAAAAATACTGGTAGCAGCTTTAAGAATCTATTCTCTATTGCTAAGCCAGGTAATTATGTAGTACGTTTACTACCTAATATTAAAAACCCAGGTGAAACCTTTTTACATTATTATCATCACGGTTGGAATAGTATTGCTACCGGTCAATACGTAAGTGTAACATCTCCTTCTACATGGGGTGAACGTTGCCCGATTAGTGAACTATACTTTAAGGTATTACGCGGTGGTACTCCTGATGAACAAGAAAAGGCTAAAGCAAATCTACGTCGTAAAGAGAACTGGTATGTTAATGTTTATGTAGTAAGTGATCCAGTATCACCAGAAAACAACGGTACTGTTAAAGTATTACGTTTCGGTAAACAATTAAACAAGATTATTGAATCTGCTATTAGTGGTGATGATTCAGCTGAATTCGGCGCTAAGATCTTTGATCTAAGTGAAAATGGCTGTAACTTACGTATTAAAGCAGAATTAGTATCAGATAAGCCAGGTGCACCAAAGTACCCAACTTATACAGCTTCTAAGTTCTTATCACCATCTGCTATTGATGGCTTAGATGAAGACAAGATTCAAGATGTATATGAAAGCATTTATGATCTTGGTACTTTTGTAGAGCATAAAACACCTGCAGAATTACAAACATTTATTGATACTCACTATTATGGTACAGATGCTGCTCCAGTATCCGCACCGGTTGTAGAGGAAGAAGAAGATGTACCATACGATACACCTGCACCTAAACCAGCAGCAAAGTCAGTCGCTAAATCGGCACCTATAGTTGCAGAAGATTCAGATACAAACGACGATAAAGTTAAAGCCATTCTCGATGGTCTTGATAACTTATAATCTCAATGACTGAACAAGAAAGAAGACAGCAAATATTACAAGCTCGTCAGCAGACTGCCCAACAGCGGTCTGCTGTACCCGCTATGTCAGATACAGAAGCTGAACAATTAGCTTCTCAACAACAGGGGTTAACGCAAGAGCAGATGATTGCTATTGCTATGCTTGGTAAAATGGTGTCTAATGATATAGGCGGTATTAAAAAGAACGCTATAGGTGATAGCCTGAAAGTAACAGATGTGGATATGTCTAAAGTAATGCCTTCAAACATTATGAAGGCAGCTGGTATGACTATACCACAACAAAGACTCTCGCAACAGAGACCAGTACAGCAACCTATTATCAGTCAACCCACTCTACAACCAGCAGCTCAATTTGAAGCACTTCCTGTACAGCAGGTTAGTCAACCAGTTTCCGATTCAGGACAACTCGAATTTGATTTAAATAAACAAGCTCGTTACGAAGATATAATAAATGCTATTGATAAATTAGAGAATAAGGTTAATATGTTAACCGACAAGATTAACACTCTAATTGACTCTAATAATAAAAAAAAACCGAAGATAGCAAATGGAACTTAAACTGGCTAAAAAAGATTTCGCTGATAATTTTTTAAATATTATCAGTAAAGCTGTAGATGTAGCTTGTATCAAGGTCAACAAAGATGGTTTATACGTCTTATGTAACAAACCTGATACAAGTATTATATTACTTGGTAAATACAACTACCCTATTGATATTGCTCAAGAGCAGTCACTTAATATTGGAGATATTAAAAAGCTGTTGCGTGTTATTGACTGTATAGAAGAAGATGATTTTACCTTTAAAATTAACAGTAATCATTTATTTCATAAATCAGATTCAATACAATTTAAATATCACTTTTTAGATGATACAGCAGTACCAAAAGCTTCAATTAAGAAAGAAAAAGTAGAAGCATTAGAACTTGATACCTTTTTTGATATTGATTACCGCAAACTACAAGAAATCCTTAAAGCAAGTTCGTTTACTACAGATACCAATAAGATATATCTATACGGACAACAAGACGGCGTGTACTGCGAATTAGGTGATAAAGAATCTGCTAATACAGATAGTGTATCGCTTAAGGTAACTGATAAAATAGAGGGTAAACCATTAAATCAGGTTATACCTTTTAACTTAGATATCTTTAGAGTATTAACCGGAGTTAAGTTTGAAACCGCAAGAGTAGGTATCAATCTTAAGCTTAAAATAATGTCATTTTATGTTAAGCCAACACCCGAAACTGAATTTAAGTTTATTATTTCTGGATTAGTTAAATAAATGGCTAACAAGATAACAACTCAAAGTTATTTTATTAAAAGACTTAAAGACTCTGGTTATATGGTTTATAAGATCTTTGATGAATACGGTGAAGCTGATCCTCGTTCGTGGACTGTAATGATTGATCCAGGCAATGCTTCAGTATTTTGTACATGTTACGTTAATCATCATGGTATGTTTGGCGAAACATTTTTTGAATTTTATGACGGAGGTCAATATATTCCTGAGCGATTTAAGTTGAAAACTGACTCGATCGAGGTTATAATAAGCTATTTAGTAAAATATGGAATCAACAACAAATCAGAGTTATACAACGGGCGAACAATTTAAGTCCGTAAAATCTTTTAACATGGCAAATAAAGTAAAACACCCAATACTTCCTACTGCTAATAGCAGTATGATAACTACAGAAGAAGATAGAAAAGCTATTATTGATAACGCAGCAGAAGCTTATGCAGACTTTCTCGACGCTTTGCGTATTGATTGGCGTAATGATGTCAATAGTGCCGACACACCACGTCGTGTAGCTAAGGCATATGTATGTGATCTTATTAAAGGTTGCTATGAGGGGCCACCAAAGATTACTACATTCCCTTCAGACGGTTATGATGGTATTGTTAGTCAGATGAACATACCTGTAGTATCTATGTGTTCACATCACCATCTATCATTTACCGGTGTTGCACATGTAGCTTATATTCCTGATAAAAATGGTCAAGTTATTGGTCTATCTAAACTTAATCGTATTGTAGAACATTATGCTCGTCGCCCTCAAATACAAGAAGGCTTAACAGTTCAGATTCATAAAGCTATTGATCAACTATGCACAGGCAATCAGGGCGTAGCAGTTATTCTTAAATGCTCTCATACTTGTGCTTGCCATCGTGGTGTAAAGCATCATGGTTGTGCTATGATTACCTCTAAGTTATCTGGGGATTTTATGAACGAACCACAAACTCGTAAAGAGTTCTATGATTTTGTTGCTTCCGCTGAACGAGACACTAAATAATTATGGTGAGCAAAGAACAAAAAGTATCTAAAGCTAATAAAAAGAACTCTCCTAAAAAGAAAGCTCAAGCCTCTGCTTCAGATGCTTTAAAGGTTCCGGTACTACCAGTGACGTTAACCGAAGATCAAAAAAAAATTAGAGATCTGATCTTACATGCTCAAGTGGAGTTTGCTAAACTTAAAAACAATATCATTAAAGAAAGACGTGGAGAGATTGCTGCTCTTGAAACACAAATAAAAGAGTTTATGGGCCCGTTTATGTTAATTGGATATGATATTAACAATAATCCAATAGAATTAATATCAGCAAACTCTACTGCAGAGAATGATGCACTACTGGAACGTTTTAGACGTGTAATGTATAAAATTAATCAGAATATTGCTAATTCCGGTGGGGAAGACCCTTATGGTCACCAAAATACTGACTAAACTTAAGTTATTTTTTCTACCTAAAAAACGCCGTATTTATGTTGTTCTTGAAGGGCAATACAAAGGTGAATGGTTAGTGAAGGTAAAAACTGATAAAGAAAATATAACGTTTTTCTCGTTACCGGATAAATTTATACGCGGTATACCTACAAAAGACTATGAGTGGGGTATACAAAATAAAGTTTTGGAACCAGTAGATGTTTTACCTGAAAAGGTATATAATGTCTGTTTAGCAGAATACAACCTTAAAGCTACCGATGTCCAAAAAAATAACGCTCTTAATAGACGGGAATAACACCCTTCACCGCACCCACTGGGTAGCCAATAACACTGGTCGCCAATTAATTAACTCAAAAGGTGTTAATGTTGGTAGTACATTTACTTTTCTTAAAACAGTTAAGTCGTATGTAGATCAGTTTAATGCGGATGATGTTTACATTGCATGGGATAAAAAGCTAACCGAAGGTGCTGTTAATTTTCGTAATACTTTAATGGAAGGTACGTATAAAGCGGGTAGAGATCATGTACGTAACAAAGCGGTATACGATGATGCAGATGGAATTATTGAAATTACAAAAACACTTGGAATTAAAAACATTTTTCCAGGAGAGTTAGAAGCAGATGATGTTATTAGCTGGTTAAGTGAAAATATAGAAGGTAAAAAGATAATTGTCAGTGTTGATAACGACTTTGCACAGTTAGTTAACGACAGTATATCCCTTTATAGCCCAATTAAAAAACTTCTTGTAGATGTTAATAACTTTGAAGAATACTATGGATTAAACCCAAAAGAATTCTTGTATTACAAGTGTATAGTAGGAGATAAATCTGATAATATACCAGGTATTGAGGGAGTAGGTAAAATACGCGGACAAAAACTTGCAAAATTATTTGTTG